ATATAAGATGTAGTACCTAGAACAAAAACTCGGGGCAACTTCGCGCGTTTTGCGCGGCGGCTTACTTGTTTTTCCCCTCATTCCCTTGCAAAACTAAAAGAATTGCCTTTTTAGTAGGTTATTCGAATTTTTTTTAATACCTTAGTAATATAATAAGAAGAAAGAATAAAGGGTTTAATAAACCAATTAAATTTAATATAATATTAATATAGTAAAATAAAGGTATAATAGTAACGGAATACTAATAATAAATTATAATATATATGAGAAATAAAAATTTAATAACTACTAAGTTAGAAAGAATAGAGTCGGAATTAAGGAAGCTTAATTTTTCTATAGGTCGTAATGAAAGGAAGGATGCATATGCTAGCATAGATGTTACTAAGGAGCATATATCTAATATTAAAACATTACTTAATACCGAAACACAAGACTAATATGTTACAAGCAGAGCAAATTTCAAAGAATTATGAGAAGCATCTTAGAATAGTAGATAGTTATATAGAAGATGACCGTAAGCAATTAGTTCATGATATGTTAACTAAGTTAGGGGAGAACTATGTGATGTCTCCTGCTAGTGGTAAATCTTGGTATCATAATGCTTTCCCTGGAGGTTATGTAGATCATGTCAATAGGGTTATAGAATATGCTTTAAAACAGAAGAAGCTATACTCTGATATGGGAGGTTTAGTAGATTTTACAGATGAAGAGTTAGTATTTTCTGCTCTCTTTCATGATTTAGGTAAGATAGGTGATGGAGATGCTCCTAACTATATTCCTCAGGATGATAAATGGAGGAGAGATAAACTCTCAGAGATATATACATTTAATGAGGATTTAGATTTTATGCTTATTCCAGATAGATCTCTATTTATACTCCAGAAATTCGGTATAAAAGTGAATCAGAAAGAGTTCTTAGCGATAAGATGTCACGATGGAGTATTTGACAAAGCTAATGAAGCTTATTTCTTCTCACATAGAGAATCTTCAAGACAAAAAACCTCTATAATATCAGTACTACACGCTGCAGACTTCTTAGCTTCTAAGGTTGAGTACGATATCTGGAAGAGAAACGGTGGGGATAGTACTCCAAAGGTACAGAAAACAGCATCTTCTACAGGAAGACAGGTTAAATCCTCAGTAGGACTTACTAATCTATTAAAAAACATTTAAATTAATGGTAACTACAATTATTATATTAGCGGTAACTACTTTATTAGGAGCAATAGCAATCAGGAATCTTATGATAAAAGTAGAGAGATATGAGGATATTACAGTGGATCAAACGAAATACCTACAAAACATATCAGAATTAATTAAAGATTCACAAAAGCACCTAAAAGATCTAGACGAAAAGGGGATATTCGAAGGAGAAGATGAGGTCGGTTATTTTTTTAATCAAATGATGAACGTACAGAAAGAGCTAGACAGATATATGCTCCCTCAAAACTATGGCAAGAAAGAAAAGCAGTAACAATTACTTTACAAAAGAGACAGAAGAATACATAGTCAAGTATAACCTCTCAGAGAATCAAGAATATAGAAACAAAATATTTACAGCACACATATATCACCCGTTTTATAAGTTAGCGGAGAATATAATACATACTTTTAAGTTCTACTACACAGATGTAGATCAAATAGAAGACTTAAAACACGAAGTAGTCTCCATGCTCCTTGAAGAGAAGATAATGAAATTCGATTCAACACATGGAGCAAAAGCGTATTCTTATTTCGGAACAATAGTTAAGAGGTGGTTAATTAACTACAATAATAAAAACTATAAAAAGCTTAAGAGAATAGGGTCTTTTGAGGAGATGGAAGAGAGTTATGAGAGCAGAGCAGGCAAGATAGACTCGGCTGGGTTAACATTAAAGCAGTTTTTAGATATTTGGGTAGATAAAGCAGATAGTGAGATAGAATCTATGTTTATAAAAGATAGTGAAAGAAAGATAGCAGATGCAATCCTTACAGTATTTAAAAAACGCTACGATATAGACATGTTTAAAAAGAAAGCACTGTACATATACGTTAGAGAAATGACAGATTGTGAGACCCCACACCTTACTAAAGTAGTCTCAGTACTAAAAGAAAACTACTACAAGCTCTATAAAGATTACGACGAAAGTGAAAGATTAAAGATAACATAACTATAATATATTTATATATAAAGCGATGGAGTCGAATAAAGAAATATTTGCAGGTAAGAGCTTATCTAACCTTTTTGAAGAAATTTACACAAACTCTAGAGAAACTAAATCTCAAGTTAAAGGTTTGATAGGAGAGTTAAAGCCACTTATAGAGAATATAGGTGATGCTACTCTTCTTGTACCTATGATTAAAGAGTATATGGAAATAGGAGTAAAGAACGATGAACACTTAATAAAACTTGCAACAGTAATACAGAGATTTGAAGCACTAGAAGCTAAAGGAGGTGATGGAGATCCATTCGACTTCCATGCAGAACTTCAAGACTTATTAGAACAATCTGAAGAAGTAAAAGAAGAGGTGCAAGAAAAACCAGAAGAGGAATAGATGGGACAGTATAGCGCTAATTTTAGCAATAACACTAGCAAAGGGAAGGGCAATACATCCTCTTCAAGCGCTAACCGATCATTCGGTAGGGTTTTAGATATAATACTAGACGAATCTCATCCCGAATACAGCAATAAGGGAGGAGCTAAATCTATTAACGGTGTCTTTTTTAAATACCAAGGAAATGCTACTTCAGAAGATACAGCAGATAATCAAAGCTTCGCATACCAAGGTACAGGTCAAATCAAGACAGTACCGGTAATAGGTGAGATTATTAAAATAGAATCAGCACCCACCTCTAATAAAACTAAAATTGCTCAAGTAAATACTAATTACTATTCTAAGATTGTTAATATATGGAATAACCCAAACTGTAACCCCTATATCGATGTATATGCAAATAAAACATTAGATATAGACTCAGGAGGTGACTTTACTGAAGAAGCTACAATAAACCCACTAAAATCTGCACTAGGAGATCTTCAAATCGAAGGGAGACAAGGACAATCTATAAGACTCACAGGAGCAAAAGGACTCGCAAACCCTTTTGTAGATGATTCAAATAAAGGTAAACCAGTTGTACTCATAAGCAACGGTCAAATAGAGACAGAAGACGGGTTTACAACAATAAGCGAAAATATAGACGAAGACGACTCCTCCCTATACTTTGTATCAGACCATACAATCCCTCTCACACAAGCTAACGATAAGAGAAAAGCATACGATTCCCCACCTGTGAAAGCAAATGAATTTAAAGGTAACCAAGTACTATTAAATTCCGGCAGGATATACTTTAACGCTAAAACTGACGATATACAATTATCAAGTATAAGCTCAATAGGACTAAATACAGGAGGATCAGTAAATATCGACGCAGAACAATATATATGTTTAGACGGACCTAGAATACTACTAGGAGAAAAAGCAAGAACCGCATCCGAATCTACTAGAGAACCTGTACTACTAGGTAATCAAACAGAACGACTATTAGAAACATTATTTAATATGCTAAAGTCAATGGCTAAGGATATGGCTAGAGCAAAAACCGTAAAAGGACATCCAATTCCACTACTAAACAAAAGAGGAATACAAATGCAACCGACTATAAATGCACTACAGAGACAGATAAACCCAAACGGGCCATCTAAAATTAAATCTAAAAAAGTGTACACAGAGTAATGGGAATACAATCACAAGTATCAGCAATCGTTGCCTCACAGACAGGTAAAATACAAGGAGAACTCGAAGCTAGAGTACTGTCAGAAGCTTTCTCTATAACAGATAGATTCAGAAACGAATGCCCTACACTACAGGGATTAGAAGAAATAGTAAACACTAAAAACACCCTACTGAGAGTAATTAACAACTTTACTAAAACAACCAACAAATTTAACTCACTAGCAAGAGCGCTACTACCTGTAATAAGAATTGCAAAAGCTTTAATAAGTTTATTAAAACTAGATCCTACACCTATAGCGATAGGAACACCACCACTTAAAGATTGGGGAGGATTAATATCATCGAAAACAGCAGGTATGCAAAACTCTTCCGCTGATAGGTTAAGAAAAGTATCACTACTCCTTGAGGCGTTAGAAGATGATGTAGCGTCTATAGGTGCATTGACAGGAGACGTAGACCCTAGCTTAAACCAAGTACGGACAGTATTAAACTCTATAGATACTAATATACTTAACTGCATAATAGACATTGTAGGGACTGCTACCGGAACAGAAGGCAGTACATTTGTTAATATAGCCGATATTAGGGAAAATTTAAATACCAATACAGAAAATCTTACAGAAGACCAGATTAGGGTAAAAGAACTGCTAAAAAAAATACAACCTTTTGAATCAGTAACTACCGGAGAAGTAAGCGCACAAGACGCTTCTTACACAGACTCACAAGGGCGTGTGTATACGTTAGAAATTATAACCATTACTGAGGTTGACAGAGTAATTCCTGGAGAAGAAGGTAATTTTAATATACAAACAGAAAAAGTAGAGGTAAGCTACATAGCGCCTAAGAGGTATGCTCAAGCAAAAGACCGAAACGGGAGAGTGATAGTTAGAGGACCTGCTTCCTTCAGCTCAAGCACCCAAATACTATTAGATGAATTAAAATTCAGGTTAGATAATCAACTTGCATAACACAACTATTTATAATTATGAAACTAGATCAATTAAGGACAGTCATACGAGAAGAAGTAAAGACAGCTATTAAAGAAGAGCTACAAGAGATAATGAACGAAGCTGTAAGAGCTGCTTCTGAACCAGAAAAACAAACGTTCTACGAAGAAGCACCGTACGGAGGATACAAAGGACCACATACGACAAATCTAGCAAGTACTAGAGAAACTACAGAAAACCTACAAGAATCTGGAGACCCTATAGTGGATATATTAAACCAGACTCAAGCAAATATGACTTCAGGCAACTATAATACTCCCTCTCAACCAACCCATGACATGGTTAATAAACCAAACTTTGCCTCTATGATGGCAAGTAATATGGGGATGAATGAGAATGCAGGACCTCTACCGGGTATAGATCTAAGTCAATTAGATTTTGTAAAAAAAGCAGGAGCAATCTACAATAAGTCAATAGAAAACGACAAACAGAAACATGGCATTTAATAGGAAAAGAATAAATCCACTAGACTTACAGCCAAGGAAAGCAATAGGAGTCTCCCTGCCATTTTCTGGTGACGCTGTATTTATATCTACCTATCAAACAAAAGATGCAATAAAGACTAATATAATAAACTACTTCCTTACAGGGATAGGAGAGAGGTATATGAACCCAACCTTCGGAACACCTCTACGAAATCAACTTTTCGAAAACATTACACAAGACAGCCTAGCAAGCGTTAAAGATATTATAAGACAGGGACTGTACTTATATTTCCCAAACGTTGTACCATCTGTTATGGAAGTAGAAGGTACACCAGACAGCAATACAATATCGTTTTTTATGAGCTATAGCATAAAAGATACAAACATAGAAGATGAATTAATTATAAACTTTGAGATATAATGAATCAAGATAGAAATATAAAATATATCAATAAAGAGTTTGGTGATTTTAGACAAGAGTTAATAGACTACACTAAAAACTACTTCCCCTACACGTATAACGATTTCTCCCCAACATCCCCAGGAATGATGTTCATAGAGATGGCTGCATATGTAGGAGATGTACTATCCTTCTACCAAGACATACAACTACAAGAAACATTTCTACAATACGCTAAAGAACCTGGAAACCTATACGACTTAGCATATATGATGGGGTACCGACCTAAAACCACAACAGTAGCAGAGGCAGAGGTAGAGTTAACACAGAACGTAGGAGTAGTAAATACCGATCAACCAAACTGGAATCAAGCACTCCTAGTGGAACAGAACGCTATAATTAAATCAAACTCAACAGGTAACGTACCTTTTCTAATCGATAAATCAATAGACTTTACATTCTCCAGCTCATACAACCCTACTGAAGTTACAATAGCATCAATTGACGGAGGAACCGGGAACCCTGTAGAATTTACACTTAAGAAGAAAGCTAAAGCAGTATCAAGCACAGTGAAGACAGTTACAGAAGTATTCACTACACCGGAAAAATTTACAACGATTACTATTGATGACAGTAATATTGTAGGTATATTAGATATTGTAGATGAAAATAGTAACATATGGTATGAGGTTCCATTCCTAGGACAAGAGACAGTATTCACAGACACAACAAACAGTGGAGAAGACTCTAACTTAGTGCCCTACGTATTAAACCTAGAAAAAGTACCTAAGAGATTTGTAACAAGGTTTAACTCTCAAGGACAATTACAAATACAATTCGGAGCAGGGATATTAGCAGAAGCTGATGAAATATTTACACCCGACCCGACAAATGTAGGTCTCGGAGACTCTACAGGAATATCAACACTAGACAAAGCTTACGACCCTTCCAACTTTTTATACACTAGAACATACGGATTAGCACCCGCCAACACAACACTAACTATAAGGTATTTAATCGGAGGAGGAGTAGCAGCAAACGTACCTGCTAATACACTAACACAATTTACTGCTACAGTAACCGCAACAGACACTACATACGAAGATACCCTTACATTTAATAACCCTAAAGCTGCTACAGGAGGTAAAGATGGAGACTCAATAGAAGAGTTAAGACAGAACTCACTAAGATCTTTCGCAGAACAAGGGAGAGCAGTAACACTTCAAGATTACACTATACGAGCAATGTCACTACCTTCTAAGTACGGATCAGTCAGTAAAGTATATGTAACTCAAGACGAGTTAAATAGTGCAAGAAGTACTACGGATGGTATTATAGATAGTAATCCTTTAGCACTATCCTTATACGTGCTAGGCTACGACAGTACAGCAAAAGTGATTCCTGCAACAGAAAACTTAAAGAACAACCTAAAAACATACCTCGCCAACTACATACCCGTAACAGACGCTGTAAATATAAAAGACGCTTTTATCGTTAATATAGGAGTGAATTTTGACATACTAGTTAGACCTAACTATAATAGTAGAGACGTTATACTAAAGTGTACAAACTCATTAATTGACTACTTTAACATAACTAAGTGGAATATAAATCAACCGATAAATATCTCTAACATATACAGCTTATTAGATAGAGTTACAGGAGTGCAGACAGTACAAAAAGTAGAGATCGTAAACAAACAAGGAGGAGGATACTCAGAATACGCATACGACATTAAAGGAGCTACAAGAAACAATATTGTATACCCATCATACGATACGATGATTTTTGAATTAAAATTCCCTAACATAGATATAAAAGGTAGAACAACAACGCTAAACTAATACAACATGGCAGTATATAGAATTTTTCCACAACAAGACACCTTTATATTTACAGAACAACCAACTGGTAATGCTGGAAAGGACGAGATAATAGAAATAGGAGGTTACCCAAATTCAACAGTAGTAGGTCAAACTAACCGAATACTCACTAAATTTGCAGATACAGAAATAACTAACGTAGTTGACAATATAATAGGAAACCAGAATTTTAGCTCAAGCATCCACCTGTACCTTGCAGATGCTAGCGAAATACCTTCTGAATTAACCATATACGCCTACCCTGTATATATAAACAATAATACTTGGGATAACGGAACAGGGAAGTTTGGAGACTATCCTATAAACACAACAGGAGTAAGCTGGCAATATATTAAAGCAAATAAGACAGTAGCCTGGCCTACAAGTGGGTTTCCCGCTTACGTAACAAGCTCTTTCCCTGCATCACTACCAGGAGGAGGAAACTGGTATACTGCATCTGCTGGAGAGTCAATGGAGTTTTCACAAACACAGACACTTACCTCCACATATGACCTGGATATTAACGTAACTGCCGCAGTTAAACAGATGTACAATAGTACGTTAACTAATAACGGATTTATCATTAAGCTACAAGATAACTTAGAGTTTAACACAAGTAGTTCAATTAGGCTAAAATACTTCGGAGAAGATTCAAATACAATATATCCTCCATATTTAGAAATGCAATGGGACGATAGCGAATATACTACCGACTCAGTTCCACTGCTAACAACAGACCAATCAACAATCGGTATAAAAAATAATAAAGGAATCTACCCAGATACAGGAAAACAGAGATTTAGAGTCTCTGCAAGGCCACAGTATCCCGTAAGAGCATTCACCACCTCATCTGTGTACCTAACTGATTATAGACTCCCCCCTGCATCATATTGGGGACTTAGAGATGAAAATACAGAAGAAATGGTAGTAGAGTTTAACACAGACTTCACTAAACTTAGCTGTGACTCTGAAGGAAGTTTCTTCGACGTATATATGGGAGGGTTGCAACCAGAGAGATATTATCGTATATTAATTAAAACCGACCTAGATACTAGTACAGTAGTAAGAGATGGTGATAACGTATTTAAAGTAGTTCGAAATGGCTAAAGAAAGTATTAACATACATAGAGAGCTTTACAAAAGAGTAGATATAGATACTGTAATAGATACAGAATTTAAGACATTTACTAAACCGGTAGAGGAAGTAGACACAGATACAGTAGAAGAGCTCTTCAGACTATATGATAAACTATACTTTACCATACCTATTGAAGGTGACACAAACTCACATCAATACCTACTAAAACAGAGTTCAGAATTAACAAGCTTAGATAGCTTTTCAGAAGACATACAACCGCTATTAGATGAAATCGCACAACTAAGACAAGAGCTCTTAGCGAGTGACCAAAGGCAGTTTGAACTAGATAGAAATACTGTAAGAACAGTAAATAACCCAACACAGTAAATGGCTAACATAGAACATAAAATAATACAGCTAAACTCTGACTCCCTCTCTAATTTAGACAGTATACCTCAAGACGACGCAAACTTACTTGAATCGGTAGATATCGTAAATACATTTATTACCGAGGATAATTTTATAGAATTAAACTTCTTCTCTCTAGACGGCGAAAGGATTAGCTCTATAGAGAACTATACAAACTACTCTATACTAACCGGAGATACAATCAACGGCAAGAAAGGAACTAAAGAAGTCTCTATAGATGTATTAGAGGATTTTAAACAATACAACTCTGAAACTTCAGAAGCTGTCGCACTATACAACTTCCTAGACTACTCTTACTCTGACAAGAATAGTACAGAAGATTTTTACATAGAAAGTATATCACCAGATAGGACAGAAATCCGGCTAGTATCCGTAAACCTCTCTCCTGACGCTGTATTAAGCTACACCAATAAACTTATAGAGAAAAAAGATAACACTCCATATGCTTTAGAGTTATTTCTATACGAAGGCAGGAATACATTCTACTCAACAGTAAACATCGATATAGAAGTTTTTAGAAACACTTACGGAGTACTTATAAAACTATTAGAACCACTACCACAGGAAATTATACTAAAAAGTAGGATAAATATAGTAGAGAAAGTATCTGAATCCGTAGCATATAGAATACTTACAACTGTAACAGAAATCGAAACACCCCCTCCTTCTCTCCGAGGAGCTAATTTTGAAATAGAAGTAGATGATCAATCAACAGAACCATCCGAATACTTCAATTATAATGAATTATTCAGCTTCCCTGCTAATAATTCTAACAGACAACTAAACTCACTATTCAACGATAAAGGAGCTGAACTAAGTATAGACTACGAAGACTATGTTAATTTCATAAACTTCTCCTCTGCTGAAGAGAGAGTGCTAAACTTTAAATATAAACTTGACTTAATTGAAAACTACCAAACAAGCTTAGACGCAGTAAACAACTCAACAGGAATAGGAGTAACAGGTAGCGCATTATATTTCGAGAACCTACTAGACGGAATAGTAGATAACCTAGACCATTACGAAAGACACTTATACTACGAAAGTGGATCATCCTCTTGGCCAAAATCCAATAACCTAATACCGTACGTAAATCAACTATCCTCTACAACCGAAGCAACCACCTGGTTTACTAACCAGAAGCAGATAGCTGTATTATACGATGCACAGAATCCAGATATACTAACAAACACAATACCCTCCTACCTAAAAGAGGATCCATCCAACGAACCGTACAACCTATTCATAGACCTAATTGCACAACACTTTGATAATATCTGGGTATATACAGATGCTGTCTCAAAAAAGTATAACGCAGATAACAGACTAAACAAAGGTGTATCAAAAGACTTAGTAGAAGACTTACTTAAGAATTTTGGAGTAAAACTCTATACCAGTAATCGTTCAACTGCTGACTTATACAAGTACTTTACCTTAAATAGTTATGATCAAGGAGAAGAGATCCTTCCAGGAGGTATTATAAGTGGAAGCAACAGTACTCCAACCTCTCAACAAGACTACCACAGAGAGATAAATAAAAGAATATACCACAACCTACCGTTATTACTAAAAAGTAAAGGAACAGAAAGAGGAGTTAGAGCACTTATTAACTGCTTCGGAATCCCTTCAGACACACTTAAACTTAAAATATACGGTGGACAATCCGTAAACGACCTACCATTTTTCGGAGGTGAGCAGCCATTTACAAGCTCGTTAGATAAAATAAGAACTGACAATACAGGAAGTATAGTAGACGGAAACACACTATCGTACTATACAACTATAAACAGGTCTACTAACGATATAACTCAAGACCTACATAGAATAGAAGTAGGATTTGCTCCTTCAGATAACATAGACAATTACATAGTATCACAATCTGCAGTACTATTCCCAACCTCTACATTCAATATTGACAACTACATCGGTGATCCGAGAGATATTAGTACCAACTCCTACCATAGTTTAGACGTATACAGAGATACAATACTCGAAGGATTGGATAGGTACGAAGTAGAAGATTTTATAAGGTTAATAAAGTTCTTCGATAATAGTATCTTTAGAATGATTAAAGACTTTATACCTGCTAGAGTAGTAGCAGATACAGGAGTGATAATAAAACAACACCTACTAGAGAGAAATAAAGCAATCTCCCCTGTGATATCTTGGACACAACCAGAATACACCGGCTCTATACAGACAGGGTTTATTACTGGATCTAACGCAGAAGCCTTCGACTCGATTGGGGAAGGAAGCGTAGATGGACAATCTATTACAACGTACGATTACAACGTACAAACTCCTCTAGGAAAACGAGTACGAATAGACCAAAGTCATGACGAAACCAAGTTTGACGGAGAATTTAGCGGCTCTATAATACAAGTTACGAATGGAGAGCTAAATGAAGATAATCCATTTAAAAGCCTCAAATACGATACTATAGAATATTCAGCAGCTTTCTACGAAACACTCCCCGAAGCAGCCTGCGACCTACCAACAGAAGCGCAAGCTCCAATAGTATTTAACACAGCCTTATATGCAGGACAAGTTGAGAACGGAATAATCACACTAAACAAACAGCTCTCTTCTTTATTCGGCAATGCAAACGGACTATACGACTACGAAATAAGAAAATACAATCTAACCAACTTTACAATATCAAACAGTCCCCCAGACGGAACCCTATACAACTTCGCCCCCACCCTTTCCAACAGTATTGCCCATGAACAGTACCAAAACTTCGAAGTAACTGCAAGCGGACCTGAATACGCAGGAGACTGCGAAAGCGAAGTAGCTATAAAGGTAATCTACTGTAATATGGTAAAACCAACCGAAACCCCGACATTTTTAGTAGAAGACGACGATATATCAGGGATACCCCCATCCATCTCTCCTAACAGGACATACAACCTGACAACATGGTGGATAAACTCAAACCTTAACAACGCGCCGGATCATAATGACGGAAGTATAAGGTACGATATATATAATAATAACACAGCAGTAGATACAGGATTAACAACTGTCCAAGTAGAGTCTTATGACTTTAGTTCATTCTCCCCACCATACATACAAGTACGTATATACGAAAGCCAAATACCTGGCGGAAACAGTCCATACGGTACTACTGTAACAGGAGCTACAGGCTGCTATTTACAGTACGAAATACCCTTCCTACAGTGTATAGTACAACACACAGGTAAACTACTAGGTCAAACAGAAGTAAATATCTCAACAGAAGCACCTACAGGAGGAACCTCCAACATACAACCTTTCAACTTTCAAGGTTTAGACTCAACCTCAGAATTCTATGCAAGACTAACATATGATGCAGGGTCAAGTACAGGAGACGCTGCTTCAATCCAGTCATCTTGGGTAGAGATTACAAACACAACAGCAGTCTCTTCAGGAGTAAAGAGTGTACCTACTGGGGATTTAGCTACAGTAGTAAACCCTGCTGCCGGCGGAATAGCTGCACTAGACAATATTAGTGTAAATAGCACATTCTACCCCTATTCCTCCTTCACTGCACTAGTTAGTAATACATCAGGAATAGATAGTGAAGATATAAGACTACAGGTAAAAGCTACTACAGTAGAAGGATTCTGCGAAGCAACCACATCCTCTCCGAATTTAGCAAACGTAATTGTACTACTGCCAATCCAATCATTACTAATGTATTACCATTCCACAAACTCTAAAACATCTCCCTGCTGTGCCAGTAAAACTACAACTGTATACACAACCACAACAGCAGCAGAATACGACGACGCAAGTACCACACCAACCGCTATCTACTCCGATATCTCACAAACTACACCAGCAGCAGCTGGATGGTACAAACTCGCTGCTAACAACGCAACGTACGGTCAAGCAAGATACTGGGACGGTATAGAATGGACAAGCATCCCAGCACCAATAACATGTGATCAGAATGTTTCATGTAACTAAATTTAAGTATACAACTAATTATAATAAAGAACAGTAAATGACGGAAGCAGCTTTTATATTCATGCATACATCAGGTATTAGGAATGCAAACACTAAGCTACACATAAACGTTAGTGCTGCAGACCCAAGCCCTACCGGAATAGTAACTAGTATGATATTAGGACGTGATGCACTCTCTATAAACGGTAGTTTCGATCCCACAGATTTAAACAGTGTACTAGAACAAATAGAACGGATAAAATTTACATTCGTAATACCTAATGGAAATAGTATAGATTTCGATGTAGAAATAACAAACAGAGCATATTACGAAAATAACGGTACAAACCCATTTTTCTACTTTCTATTCACCCCTATCACTCTTCCTGATATTGAAAACACCCCATACAGTGTAAACCTTTTTGAATATCAAAATGTGGAAGTAACATTTACTCCTTATTTATTAGATATTACATTTGGATTCAGTGAATACAATGCAACAATCAGTAACGCAATAGAGAATAGAAAATCTCAAATAAGAGTAGAGTCAGATAGAGTTGAAGATACAGTACTACCCTCAAACTGGGAAGCAATTATATCTGGATCCGCATTCCCTGCTGCAATTCAAGACAGTTTATACTACGATACAGGTTGGACTAACGGTAGGTACAATGGAACAGATATAGATGCAGGAGGAAACGCAGGAATAACACCGGCATTTACAGGTACCCCTTTCCGAGGAGAAGTATTCTCAAGAGACACAAATAACGCATTCATATGCTCTACCGCCCGTAAACAAGTAGATTACGTAGACCTATTACACACATCCACAACCCCGCTACCTACTTTCACCACTGGCTCTATAGGCGCTACTATAGCCCTTACTGCATACCCTGGAAATTTTATGAAAGCTTCAGACACCGTACTGTATTTAAATACCCTCGCTGAAGTAAACTCCGTAGGAACAAAAGTAGTAGAAAAGAATACTATACTTCTATTCCAGGACTTAACAGACCCGTCAATATACGAGTTAATGCGAGTTAGTAATATTGATACTACCACCTCCCCGACTCAATATATAGTACAGAGAGGATACGGAGACACTACTGCAGTAACATATCCAGTAGGTACATACAATCCAGCATACCTAGTATCTCCTTTTGATATATTCCTATTCGAACAAGAAAACGTAAAGTATGTACGGTTAATTAACAACTCAAAAATACTAGTACAAGGAAACAGCACAGTAGTAGATACTGATGACTACGGAAACGTAATAAATAGTTTTGAATGTCAGTACATAGAGTATATAGTAACAGATTAAGTAAAACAATAAAATAAGATATTTATAAAATATAGAACAAACACAACATGGGATATTTAGACAATTCAATTGTAACAGTAGATGCAATTCTAACAAAAAAAGGTAGAGAGTTACTCGCTAGAGGAGACGGCTCTTTTAAAATAACACAATTTGCACTAGCAGATGATGAAATAGACTATACTTTATACAACCCCGATCACCCACTAGGGTCACAGTACTACGGACAAGCTATAGAGAATATGCCTTTGATCGAAGCATTCCCTGATGAGACTCAGATAATGAAGTATAAACTCACCACTCTCCCTAGAGGTACAGCTAAGCTACCTATACTAGACATCGGCTATACTGCTATAAGACTAAAACAAGGCGCTTCCTTAGCTATAACACCCCAAACACTTAACTACCTAGGGTCGTCACAAGCTTTCGAAGCAGGAGGATATGTTGCGACGATTGCAGATGCTAGGGTAATGCAAACATATAACGGTGTAGGAATCAACTCACCAGAATCAGAACAGTTAAACTTCTCTACTACCTTTGGAACTAACGTATCTAAATCAGTAATAGGAACATCTATTAACCTAACTGCAACATCTATTAATTCATTATTCGGCTCACAGACAACATTACAGACTACAATTACAGTAATCGGTAGAGATTCTGGAGCAAGAGTAACAGTACCGGTAACAATAGTACAAGTAAACAACTAATAAAATATGTCATTTAAAAGATTAGACTCCGAAGATATTACAATAAGTGCAGAATCTATAGTTGCTCCGTTATGGTCAACAGATGTATCAACACTAACACTATTTTATACTTCCTCCGCACAAGTTGGCGCAAACACAGGAAACTACTTCTACGAAGTATACCAAAGCGATCCTGCATCAGCAGCTGAAGTATCTTACGTACAATTCGATTTAGCATACGGTCATAAATTAGGATCAGGTAGTGCACCGTACAATACAAACGTAGTAGGAAAAACACCAACCTCAACCATATACGGACAATATAGAACTTTGATATACAGAGATGAAGATACAAATTTCGTATTCGGAACTCATGAATCAGAAGATATATACGTTATTAACGCAGAAAGAGCAAGATACAAAGAGAAATTATTCCCAGGCTCCCTCAACCTAAAACTAACAAAAGGAGGTGAATCA